TGAGTATGTCCACCTGTAACATCCATCGCATCTCTTAATTTATTAAATTCTGCGTCAAGAGGTGCTGCTGTTATATCTTGTCCTGTAACAATCTGTAATGCTGACTGTCTTACATATCCTGTCATTTAATTTCTCCCAGAAATAGAAAACTCATATACAATACCTTGTATAGAATGTGGTGCATAATTACCTAGTGTAGCAAAAGTAGTCCTTGCTGCAAATCCTGATCCCTCTATATCAGTCACAAAAATAGGTTTTGTATTACCACCATACACAACATTTGTTCCACCATATTCAATATTAGGATCGTTATACACAACAGGAGCGCCGCTAGATTGATCATCATAACTAACAGGTACAGGAGTGTTATCATCTCCCCAATCGTAGTTAAGTGATATATTCATAGTTAAAGGTCCTTCTGCACGTATAAATGTATTTACTTTTCTAAAAACTTTTCTAACCTCTGTATCTCCAAAGTCTAAATAAGGAGTAGAGTACAAAGCTAATATATTTTCACCATCAAAAGTATTTCCTTGTTCTTGTCTATACACTCTACCATCGTAGTCGCCATGTATTACATACTCTTCTGCACCAACAAAACCACTAGTACAACAACTAGCCCTTATTCCGTATAGTTCTCCAAACTCCCAACCAAGTTGCTGATCACTTGTTCTTAAACCCCCTATAATTCCGAAACTACTTGCAACAGGTTTTGTAGAATCTCCTATAAAATATCGTAACTGAGTTTTTCCTCTTACAACTAGCCCATTCAAAGTACTTAAATCAAATTGAGAGGGCAAATTTGACAATACTCTTTGTATAGGCTTACTGATAGAACTTATTTCTACGTCACCAATTCTCGAAGTACCTGAAACCGGGCGTACTCCATCTGGAGAAAGAAATACTAGATCTCCACCTAGCTCTAACACAGAATCTGCAGCTATACAACCAACATTGTTAGTTACGTTGTCTAATTTAAATCCTGATGTAATATCAGGTGCTATCTTTTTTATTGAATTAGAACCAAATACAAATATGTTATCTCTAAAAGGTTTAAATTGTACAACTTTAAAACCTATGTTACTTTGACCTGCTCCACTTGCCGCTGTCCAATCGTGTGATGCATTAGGAGAGGAATAAGCAACTACGGCTTCACTAGAAGAGTCTGCACTTATAAATAGATGATTTTTAAATACATCTATAACTGAAGGAGCGGATAGAGCTTGAGGACCTCCATATGAACCTGTAGTTCCTGACCCACCTGTAGTAATCTGATTCCAATTTGTTCCATCAAAGACGATAGCTGGATTTACACCATCAGCAAAAGCTATTTGATTGCCAGCTCCAAAATTATAAACAACGTGACGTACCTTAGTTACGTTTGTGCTTGTAAGAGTTGGAGTTGTATATCTTTGCCAACCAACGCCTGCTACAAACTGAAAGAAACTATATGTAGCTGATCCTACATCTTTTCTAGCGGCTATAATTGTATCTATCCCTGTACTAGGATGCCTGTAGATAGCTAAACCTAATACTTTTCCTTCTGAAGCTGTTCCACTAGGATCTACAACTTCTGAGTACAGAGGATGTAATTTTGAAAAACCATTGATTCGTCTATAACCACCAAATAGACTAACTTCATAATTAATTAATCTAGTAGCAGATCCTGGTTTGTCGTCTGATAAAGCTAAATGATTTTCAGTAGTATCTAATCCACCAACACATACAACTTTATACGATTCTATTTTTTCTGGCATTACGCATTAAAACCATTAAATAAAGTAGTCATATTACTCTGATTTATTCTTGTATCTCTGATACTTTCAAATTGATTAATAAGAATAGATTGCATATTCTTAATACCTTTTTCAAATAATACTTGAGCTAACTGAGCAGCTTCACCATTATCTTTGAACATATACATCTCAACCATAGCACCATCTACAATAACATTATCATACTGACTAGGAATCCTAGTAGTATCATTATATGCTGATAATGTTTGTTGATTTCTAAAATATCTGTATTTGATATTATAGGCTTTATCAGGAGAAGGAGTTAAGCCCCATCCTGTGCCATGTGAGGGAAAAACATAAATAGGTACACCTCTTCCTGATGTAGAAGAAGCGTCATCTAAATCTCTATGTTGTTGAAACCATTGATTCGTTGATATAAAAACTAGTTTTGTAAAAGAAGAGCCAAGTGATGCACTCTCTTGTAATTGAAACGAATCCCATTCAGGAACTTTTAGATCAGCTGGCCAAGAATATTCTTCTTGTCCAACAAGTAATGTTTGTGTGTATTCTGCGGCATTAAACGGCCAAGAATACTCTGCTTGATTTATTTTAGCAATAGAATTTCTTACACAATCTTTTACTAGGGATTGTATGCCCCTAGCAGAAGCAAAGGCAGAAATATCTATTTCCACCTCATTAAATCTTCTTAATACAGTATTACATATACTGATAAATGTAGATCCCATAGTGTATCCTCTTTATAAGAGGGGATGAGTTTCCCCACCCCCCCTAAATAGATGACTTCTAAGCAATACCTGCGGAAGTTGTAGCTGTGAGATCTACTAAGATCGCCCAAGCTCTTATCTTACCACTTGTAACTGCCCCACCTGACAAGGTAGCAAGTGTGATATCTAGAGTATCTGCAGCTTGACACACAATACTAGGTGTACCCGCTGTAGGTACTTGTGACATTGTACCTGCTGTGACACTAGATGAAACATCCATATCGTCAATGAAAGCATCAGCATCTGCTGATGTTCCCATATCTATAGTGAATGTTGCTCCATCTGTTGCAGTCATAACTTCTACTCCTGCTGACATAATCATAGTCTTAGCTGGAATATCCAATGAAAGTACAACATCACCTGCAGTCAAAGCACCAGCAGGATCACGATTAGCTAGTGCTGTTGCTAGATCTACAGTAGATTCAGCCATGTAAGGCATACCTCTACCATGTCGAGAAGGTTGAAGACCAGCGTTAATACCGGTTGCTACGTCTGAACTAGGCATTTTTCACTCCCCCCCTATGCTGCTGAGTTGTAGTTTGCTGTAAAAATAGTTTCTGGACGTAGGATCTTCCTGCCGTACATTAACATACCTCTTACAACATCTGCGAAAGTATCTGGAGATCTGAAAGATTCAGTCTTATTGATTTGTGTTGCAGTTGCAACAGCAGAATCATGTCCAGCTACCACTATACCATATGAATGCTCTGATCCTGTGTCAGAAATATTAGCAGGACCATTATTTTTATATGGCAAGTTGTTTGATTTATGGATTCTAAATCCTCTAACTTTTGCTGAGGATAATTTTCCATTGCGTAAAGTGTCCACGCCATTACCAGACATAAAATCCGAATTGATGAATTTTGAATCTTCATCCATTAGAATTTCATAAAAAACTGGGTCAGCAATAAACCAACGTCCTTCTTGGTCTACATTGGCTTGATCCATCAATCTAGCAATTCTGTTAAGAAGAGCTAAAGGAGATGTAATCGGACCTGCACCACCACCAGCTTTAATTGGTATGGATGTAAAATCATCATTACCACTATTTGTGCCTGAAAGACTAGATCCATCTGCTGAACCTGCCAACTCTGAGCCACCAAAGTTAGTAATACGTAACTTATTAGCGTCTAAAAGTTCGTCAGCTCCTGCTGATTCATTAGCTTTCGTGCCATGTACAGTAGTATTAGGTGTCCACGTTCCACTATTATTTACCCATCCTGACATATAGCCAAGTACGTTAGCGTCATACTCATCTTTTAGCTTATAAGCTGCTCGATCAGTTGCTAATTCTTGGAAATTTACGTGTGAATGGTTAGCTTCAATATCATCAACTGCAAATTGAAAATATGAAGCCTGATCTACGACAAGACTGAAATCTTTGTCAGTAATTGTTTGAGTGGCTAATTGTGTGCCTCTCGCATAATCGCTGACAGTAATATCAGGCTCTTTAATAATGCGAACAGAATCGCCCATGTTGGAAATTTCCCCGAAGTAGTCGGTATTTGTACAACCATCTACAACTGAGCTTTTCCTGAAAGCCTTCTGAACCCTACGACTATAAATCGTAGGAGAAAAAGCTCCATTTGGAAGATTCCCATAGTTCGCTGCTTTTGGGAATGCCATTTTAGATTCTCCTCTAAATTTAGCGTTTCAGAAAGTCAGAAAAATACAAAAGAGGCAGAGTATAAAGGTTGCAATAGAAATCTAATGGGCTTTATGGGTTCTGGTAGTCTTGTTGTCTTTATTCTGATAGGTTAAGTGAGAGGTAGACACAATTAAGTGTGGCTCTCATGTCATACAATTATAACAATAATTAATTATTATTACAATAGCATTTATTATCTAGCCGCTCCAGAAAGATCATACAAAAATTTTCCTTCTTTCATTGCGATAGAAATCTTTTCTTCGTGTTCCTCATATTCTTTGTCAGACATTTTTTCTACCTGACTTTCACTATATGCCATGCCTGTAGCTCCTGATGGAGAAACTCCTGAAGTTCTTCCTATCGATTGAGCGGCATTTTGGGATTTCTTAGAAACTATTTTTAGGTCAGCTTTATATAAATCTATAGCTCTAGCTGCTGCTCTAGCATCATTTGTATTTTTATATAAAGAATCTTGTACCCATTGAGGTTGTAGAGCTACCCAATCGTGAAAACGTGAGTCAGCTCGTATTCTATCAAAATCAGGATGTAATCTTTTTAATTCGCCTTCTGCTTTATCCTTTTCTATTTTCTTTTCCATTTGCTGTAAGGATTGTAGTTTTTTCTCTCCTACTGCCAAAGCCTCATTTGCCCTTTTCTGAGCAATCGTATCTATTATCTTAGCTACTTCAGGATATTTAGAAGACCAATTTTTTATTTCCTCATCTGTTTTTGGAAATTTAATTTGAGATCTAGTTGCGTTAGCCAACTGAGATTTTAATTGTTGAATCTCCATATCTTTAGTATTTTGTATGGAACGCAAGTGATTTCTAATATCACCATACCTTTTTTTATAAGTAAGCTCTTCAGCATCTAGTTGTTCTGTAGCAGATTCAGCCGGTTCTGGCTTTGTTTCATCTTCTACATCATATTGATTTTGATATTTTACCATATTTTACTCCTTTGGGGGCGACAAAGTTGTCTAGCTTACTGCTAGGGGTTTGTGGGTAGCCCAAAGCCACAAATTACGCTTTTTTCTTTTCTTCCTCAACTTTTACTTGAGCAAGTTCAATGACATTTCCTTCGGGTGTTTTGATTTCCTCTTGTAACTTTTGTTTCCCTTTTTTGGGGGTATAATCTTCATCTTCAGGGATGGAATCCTTAGTACTCTCGCTATCGGATTCCTCAATTTTATCTTCCTCATCAATGTCATGGATTTGTCCTTCATAGTGCATAGACATTAATCCCATTTTAGCTTCATCCATCATCATTTGAATATGCTTTAGACCATGCCATCGTACAACATCAGCAGGTAATACGTATTCTCCTGAAGATAGTGCGGCTGGGATATCATCTTTTACGTTATCTGCATTAGATCCTGGTGGAATTGGATTTCCTGTAGTTTCATCCATACCAACTGCAATAGATATAGGTGACATATGATCCATAAGAGTATTATAACCCCCCATCAAACCACCACAACTAGCTTCAACTACCTCTCTATCTCTAACAGCCCTTTGTACTGCTTCACCTTTCACTTCTTCTTCTTTAGATACGACTCCATCATCATCTGTATCTGCTTTTCTTCTATCTAACTTAAAACTTTTGTCAGCCATTTCTTTGCCCTCTTTAGTTGTTATGCCTTTTTCCATTTCAGCGATACCACCGAATGCCATTTTTAATTCTTCAGTTTCTTGATCCTCTTTTGCTACTATAGACGCAGTTCCAAGTCCAAAAATAGACAATAATGGGATTTCTCTTTTTAATAATTTAGTAAGAACAGTATCTTTATCTAAATTCATAGCTTGAGCTGTTACATCAACTCTTTCATCTATTAATTCTAAAACAGTTTTTACTTCAGATTGTAGATTAGTAATATCACCTTGACCAAACCACCCCAATGCTTGTGCTTCTGCTGGTGAAACTCCTAATATTTCACCTGCTCGTTTATACAAATCAGAAAATACAGCGTATTCTGTTTGCATTTCTACACCATTAATTTTTTGCTTTCCTATTTTATCTTCTATAATGCTAATATCAGATAAATCTATTTTTCCTTCTAAATAATCTTTTCTAAATTTTGGTTTTATAAAATTTTCAGGTACTTTTATACCTAAATCTTCTAGAACCATTAATGCCCCTCTAATTGCGTGGGTATCTACTGTTACTCCATTAAGATTACCCCCCACATTCTGTGCAAAAGTATAAGGTTTAGTATTTGTGTTTTTATTTATTCCATCTGCACTTTGGATAGCATCAATTAGTTTCTTGTGGATACCAGATTCCCCTAATATCATAGGATACCCTTTTTCATTTAATTCAGGCTCTCCAAATCTTTTAGATTTTTTATCAGTAACAACTCTATCTTTGTTAGGACCGACTATTTTACTTACATCTATTCCCGCTTCTTCTTTAGCTAAAACTAAACTAGAGTTTAATAAATTAGGTTCTGTTTTTGTTCTTGGACTAGTCGCAGCATAGGCTTGGGCAAAGTCTTGAATCCACGTAACTGCTTCTTCTTTTGTTAATCCTAAACTAATAGCCTTATCTAACAAAGGTCCTGTATGGTAAAAATACTGAGCAGGCGTACCTAATAGTGGTCGCATCTTTTCTGCTAATTTTTGTGCAATAATTTCTTCGTTATCTACAAGAACCCTAGATCTATCATTTAAAGGTAAAGGAGCATTAGTACCTTTTGGGGGTCTAGGAACGTATATTTCTGTCTGTTCAACATACTCTGTTGTCTTAGCGTAATTACTAGGACTAAAATCAAAAAGAGCATCTTCGCCTGAAGGTTTTATTCTATCTTCTGGCTTTAATTTCATCTGTTCGTCTTTTTTCGCTAAAACATCATCTAACCCTAAATAATCTAATAATTCTTCATCAGTCATATTATCAAATTCTTCAAGATTCTTTAAAGTTTCTATTCTATTAACTGTCGTTGAAGATTTACTGTATGGAGTTCTAGGCATATCGTTTCCTAGAGTTCCTTCTTCAGCATTTATTTTGTTTACCTCTGCATCGTCAAGAACTTTATTTACTTTTATTTGTCCTGAAATAATCCATTGATTAGGATTACCTGCTTTTGTATTATAAAAATAAAACCCTCTGTCTGGAATTTCAGTTGTAATATGTGCAGTTTTTGGAATTATCTTTCCATTTTTATTTAATTTAGCATTATTGTTTGCTACTGTTTGCCAATCCACATCATTAGCTACCTCTACTTCAGCCCAAACAGTATCTGGATCTCTTAACCTCTCAAAGTATTTTACTGTTCCATCTTTAGAAGTTTCTTTTCCTACGTTGTTAGCTCCCTCTGATACTAACTCGTCATATTGTTCCTTAGTAATAGAATGTTTTTTTCCTATATGGTTTACCCACGGCAATTCTGCTGCGTGCCAACCTGGTCTGTATGCAAGTTCACCTATATCAGATTTAACTTTACCTTTCACAGTTATCTCACCACTTGTTGCAGTTAACCATTCATCTATTGGTACTTCTGTTTTTGAGTCAACAAAAAGAGGATACAATTTACCTGTTTTTCTATCTATTCTAAATAATTTATATCCTTTTTTAGTATTAATAGGTGGCGACTTGTTAAGACCAAGACCACTCGATTTATAAGCATCAACTGACATTAATTCTTCATTAATTAAATCCATATTTTGTGGTGTAGTAGCTGCATCATCTGCTTTCTTAGTAAATTTTATATTAGCTAAATTTGAACCTACTGTACTAGGATCATAACTAAACCCCATTAAAGTTTCTTTCAATGATTTTCCTGCTTCTACAATATCATCAGTTATAGAAGCTATGGCAGGCTTGGCAAATTTAGAAATTACTGCAGGACTAGCAGCTAAGGCTGTGTTAACTGTAGCATCTAAGTAATTACCTTCTTGAACGTCTTTACCTGCTTCTTCAAGCATAACTACAGGGTTTATTAATTCATTAATCCCTTCAATTTTTTTATCTAATCCTGTCGGTCCTAAAAAATATTGTGCAGCATTACCAAGAACACTATCTAGCTTTTTTCTTCTTTCCTGTCCTTTTTCTTTAGAAAGAAATTCTTTAACAGAATCTACTACATCAGACCAAGAACTTTTTTCTTCTTCGTCTTCATTTAAAATAGATTTCATTTCGTCAGAGGTATCTACCATTATTTAGCTTCCTTAATAACTTCATCTCGTAAAGTTTTAAATCGTTTTAATTCAGAAATAGCTCCTTGTAACTCTAAAATTCTTTCAAAATCTTTTTGAGTTACTAAAATATTTTTTAAAGTTTCTATTCTATGTTCAGCGTATTCCTGTAAAATAGTATACTTGTCTAAGTCGTTAACTAGAGGTAATAACTCTCTATACTTTTTTTTATTTTCCACTAATCTACCTTTTTACAATCACCAGATTCTCGACATTCTTTTGGTGTCGGACAAAAAGGGCAAGGTATTGGGTACTTATTCATTATGTTTTCCTTTTTGGTTTTTTAGCAGTTTTAGCAGCTCTTTTAAAATTAGCAGCAGTAGGTGATCCTTTCGTACCTGGCTTTCTCATTTTTTCACCAGAACCGGCTTTAATTCTAGCTCTTTTTTTGTGAATATTTTCGTATAAACTCATTTAACAATTCCACTTTCTTAATGATTTATTTATTCTTGAATTAG